TTGAATTTAGATCATGTTGGAATATTATTTGTAGGCGGAGAAGAAACACCTCCGACTGAAGTTCCAATGGGATTTTCTGGTCTTTTTAGCAGATTTACTATATTTAATTATGATTTAAATAGAAATGATATATATAAAGAATATAGTTCGGGACCTATTAAAGGCGGGCTCTCTTCTATCGGTTTAACAGCTTATGGAATACGAAATCCTATATATAAATTAAATAATACAGAACCCGTTGTATACTACTAATAAATTTATATAAATGTATATAAATTTTATTTATTTTTTATTTCCATATTTAAATTAGATAGATAAAAATTTTTAAAATGGAGTATCACCCTATTACTCAAATTATAATATCTTTAATAATATTATTATTAATGGGATATGTAGCATATAATATATATTTAATAGAACTTCGCCATATGTTCAAAGGGAATAATGATATAAGAAAAGAGACTGAGATATTTACCGGAATTTTAGATTATATTTCTGGAGAACTTAAATTTAATACTATTAATAAATTGCATCCACATTATATCGAAATGTCCCCTTCTATAAATCAACAAGGAGGTGCAGAATATAGTTATAATTTTTGGTTATATGTAGATCAAAATAAATTAACTAAATTAAAAGAAGGTGCGGATACAGCTCCTAATAGAAAAGATATAGTACTATTTTATAAAGGTGAAAAAACATTTTATACTCATAAAAATAATTATAATTGTCAATATAAAAATGGAACTAATTATATTAATTTAATAACAAAAAATCCTCTTGTCAGAATAAATCATGATGGTACCAGTATGGCAATAGATTATAATAATATTTTATCACCTGATTCATATCAAAATAATTCTATTTATAAACCTTGTGAATTTCAAAGTCCTAATTTAGACTGGCACGAAAAAAATAAAAATATGCTTGGTATATATGATATAACTTTTAATAATAAATGGTTTATGGTTACAATTGTAATTAAAGAAGTTGCTGATAATAATAATATATTAACAAAAAATCGTGCTTTATGTAGACTTTATATAAATGGTATGTTAATTTTTGAAAATAAAGTAGAAACAATGTATAATGATAATGTACATTCAGCAACAATAAAACATAATAAATCACCTTTTTATATTAATCCAGAATTTCCCAATGTAAATAATAATAATCCATATTTTAATATTAAAGAAGCTAAATATGATAATGGAACAGGAGGACATTTCGATGAAAGAGAGAAGGTTAACATTTTAAGAGTAGCTGATTTAAAATATTTTAATTATGCTATTGATCAAGATAAGATAACAAGTATTTATAGAGATGGATTTAGAAAAGAGCTTGTAACTATCGTAACACTTATGGATAGACAAAAACAATATGTATTGTCTCAATATGAATTAGACAATAATAAGATAAAAGAGTTGTAATATAAATATATATAAATATTAAAACAATGCCTCCTAAAATATCATTAGCCGAATTATATACATTGAAGGATAAAAAAGAGCTCTCTAAATATATCACTTTTGATAATATAATTAATATATGCCATAAAAAAATAAAGAACACAGCTACTATTGGTGGAATGAATATATTTTATGAAATACCATATTATATATATGGGAAACCATTATATAAAATAGAAGATTGTATTAAATATGTCGTAGAATCATTAAGAAATAATGGATTTTTTATACAGATTCTTCCTGAACCAAATACAAATATGATATATATATCATGGAATCCTAACGAAATAAACAAAAAAAAATTACTAAAATAAAGTATATAAATATATATTTATATAATAATATAATGCAAATTTTTATTAAAACATTGACAGGTAAAACTATTACATTAGAAGTTGAATCTTCAGATACTATTGATATGGTTAAAAGTAAAATTCAAGACAAAGAGGGAATTCCTCCCGATCAGCAGCGTTTAATTTTTGCCGGAAAACAATTAGAAGAAGGTAGAACTTTAGCAGATTATAATATTCAAAAAGAATCTACACTACATTTAGTTTTAAGACTTCGCGGAGGATGAAGCGTATAATAATTTTTATTATTTATTTTTATAAAATTTTAGTAAAATATTAAAATGTTCTATTTTTTTCAATTTTTATAAAAAATTGATTATAATTTATAAATAAATTATTATACAAATGTCTAACAACATGAATGTATTCGCCAATTCTCTCATCAATACTGATGAGTATACCGAAATTTTTAATGACAATTACGATGTCACTCTTCTAAACAAGTCAAATAATAAGCAGAAGTTTAAGAATGATTATAGCAATGAAATTCAATCTAAGATTAATAGTCGTATCATTCAATTGCGTAAAAGAGATGCTCGCTATTCTTTGAAGAATCGTAGAACTATTAATAATGATTGGAAGATTTTTAATAACAATCAGTAAATTTAGTGTATTAGTTATGTATATTTAGAGTTGTGTTGTAATACGTAATATGTAATATATATTATATATTATATATTATTTTTATATTTTTTATATTTTTTATATTTTTTATATATAGAATATATAGAATTATGAAAAAAACTACTAAGATAGTATTACCTAAACCAAACACTAACGTAAATATAGATACTTTTTTTTCATCAAGATTAATACATTTTGATGATGAAAAAAAAGGAATATTAAATATTGTAAAAATTAAAAGAGATTATATCGATTTACCCTCTACCGATAAAGTAAAGACTAAAACCTCTTCTGGTAAAGTTAAGACTAAAACCTCTACTGATAAAGTAAAGACTAAAACCTCTACCGATAAAGTTAAGACTAAAACCTCTTCTGGTAAAGTTAAGACTAAAACCTCTTCTGGTAAAGTTAAGACTAAAACCTCTACTGATAAAGTAAAGACTAAAACCGCTTCTGGTAAAGTAAAGACTAAAAGTCAAAGATATTATTAGATAAATATATTGTAATATATTAGATAATATGGCTTCTCTAAAATTAACAAAAAGCGAAACAAATATAAACAAACAACTCGATGATTTATATGCACAAAATAAGGAAAAAATAATAGAATGGCTTGACAAAATTAAAGTTTATGATTTTTCTAAAGATAATAAAATACCTGGATTACTTAATAAATCTAAAATACAAATTAATACTGAAAATGCAAATGGTGTTTATAATTTAATTTTAAAATGGATCAAAAGTAATATGGATAAATTTTCTAATTATGATTTTACAAATATTCCAAACAGCAATTTTATATCTTTAACCCAGAATAGCAAGAGTCCGTCATCGCAAATTAAGAAATTTAGTACAGTTGCTGAAGTAGAAATGTGGTGCCGTAATTCAAAAATACACCCTATTAAAAATACTCCTATGCTTACTTTGAATATGGAATATTATAAAATATATGATAAAGCATTTTTGATATTAAAAAAAAATAAGGTTCCTTATGATTATATGAAAACTATTCTACCTAAAGATTATGTTTTATTTGGTTCTATAGATATACTTTATTATTTATGCATAAATAAAACCTATGAAAATATTATTAATGAAGTATATAAATTTAATAAATTAGAACTTGCTGTATGCAAAATACTTACTGAATTATTCAGAACTAAATTAATATCTTCTATAAGAGGATATATTACTCTAATTGGAGAAAATTCAAATATGGCAAAAAATGAAATCGCATTATTAAAAAGATCTTTTTTTGGAAGGGCTTATAATACTATCATTGACTTTGTAGATTTGTTAGTTTTAAAATTGAAAATATCATTTTTTGATAACAATTATATGAATATTTTAGATTATTCAGATAAAATTAAAAAAATAAAAGAAGATAATTATATAATTTGCTATTTCATAGATTTCTTAGATAATAATAAATTTAGCGATGGAACAAATATAATAGATTATTTAAATATAGAATATGCTAAACCTAATTTGCCTTCCGATGATTGGATTATGAATATTATGAAAATTTACAATAGTTATAAAGCTATTTATAATGATATTAATGATTGTTTTAATCCTGCTTCAGGTATAATAGAAAATTACGAAGATAAGAAACTCCTCCCTATAAAAGATCCATTAGATGATTTTTTTGAAGAATTTGAGAAAAAATTAGAAGAAATTAAAAAACCTATATATTCACAATTAATTGATTTAACAACTTTTAAACCTAAAGAGAATTTAAAGTATTTAAATGATGCACAATATGCTGAATTTAAAAAAGAAAGAGATAGATACGATGCATTATGGAAAAAATATCAAGATACTCAAAAATTATATGAAACAACAAGACAAGGTAGTAGCCCTAAACCTCCCGTAAAACCTACTATAACTTTACCTTGGGGAAAAGTACATACTATTGCTAAAGAAATAGACCCTATACACATAAAAGACAAAGTTATAGTAAAGTTTAGAGAAGAATATGCCAAAGTTGAACCTATAATTGATGAATATAACATTCTTAAAAATATGTCATACAAAGAATTAAAAAGACGCATGGGGCATTCCCCAACAAGTGCCGAAATGAGATTGTTTGATGACAATGAATTACTTCGCATGACTAAGGAAGAAATAGTAGATAATGTTTTATATGATTATTCTGGATTAGCTGATAAATGTAGTGAAAGTATAGATATATTAACAAACGAAGAATTAGATGATGAAAATTATCCTTTAGCTAAATTACAACTGATGGTAAGACTTAAAGTTTATATTCCTGGCTCTACAAAATATAGAACAGAATGTATATATGCTCCAAAGCTCTATAATTATTTAATAAAATGTATAAATAATAAAGAGTATTTTGTAAATCCTGTAACTAAAACCAGATATACAGAAGAAAATATAGAGGAGTTAATGAAGGTAATGAGAATAGTAGATCCCAATATAGAACGACCTGTATTCGTAAAACATAGAAATGATAGATTATTAAAATTAGAATATAAAGTTGAAACAATTAATTATAATAGCTTACACAATAGTTTTGGAAATATTAATTCTATAACATATTATAAATTATATTTGTCTCGTACTTTAGGTGGTGTAGAATATAATATATATAATTTATGTACTATACCTGCTAATATTGAAATAGATGGAGAATTTGCATCTGGCTCGGCGGATATAACATCAAGTACTATGTTATTTAGAATATATAAATTATTCAATGATGGAATGTTATTATATAACTATGTTCCTCCATATCATTATGTATCCGCGACACAATTTCTAAATCACGTTTTTGTTAAAATATTTATTCATTTTAATAGCTTCAGAACATGTAAAAAATGGATTAAAGATGATACAACAAAAGAACAATTTATAAATATGTTTAAAAGATATGCTGAAGAAATTAATAGTTCTATATATTAGTTTATATATTATTTTAATAATTTAATAATTTTTATATTAGACTATATTAGAATATTAATATGGCTTCTGTTTCAAAAAAAGAAAAAGATTTATATAAATCTTTAGATAAATTATATAATAAAAATAAAGAAAGTATTATAGCATGGTTAGATGAAGTAAAAAAAGTTGGAGAAAGTTCTGAAAAAATTCCTGGATTATTAAATAATAGTAAAATACAAATAATTACTGAATCAGAAGATGGTGTATATAATTTAATTTTAAAATGGATTAAAGAAAATAAAGACAAATTCGAAGGTTATGACTTTGCGGGTATTCCAAATAGCAAATATATATCATTATCAAATGACCCCGTGTCAAGTGTTAAATTATATAAAACATTTAAAACAGTAGCCGATGTTGAAGACTGGATAATTAATCCATTAGTTAATCCAATTAACGGAACACCTTTATCGCCGACGAGCGATCTATATTATGATTTTTATTCAAAAGCTTTTAATATTATGAGAAAAACTATTAGCTATGCACAAATATATTATAAATTTCCAAAAGTACATTTATTATTCGGAGAATTAGATTTTATTTATTATAGTTGTGTTAAAAATGTTTTTATAGATTGGGATAAACTATATAACCAAACTATTAAAAAAGGCAAGGAATATTATTTGTGCGAATTACTAACAGAAAATATTGAAAATACACAAAATAAATATACCATATTAGATACTGAAATTGAAATATTAAGAAATAGATTTAGCATAGCAAGAAATAATACACATTCAAGCGATGGTATAAATAATTTACAGATAATTAAAAAAATAGCAGATAGATATAAAAAATCTTTAGTTGGCTTAATTTTTAAAAAAGATTATATAGCAACTTATAAATACGAAGATATTTTAGCAGAAATATTTAAAGATATTAAAATAGTTTTTTCGCATGGATATCAAAAAAATAATAAAGTAATTGCTATGACTGATTTTATATATTTTACAAAATTCAATAAAATGAATAATGGAGAAACTATTATTCAATTTTTAGTAAATAATAAAACTAATATGGTTGAACATACTGAATGGATTACAGAATATATAAATATATTTAAATCTTGCGAAGCAATATTATTAGATATAGATAAATGTTTTGATCCTAATTCAGGTATAATAGAAAATATTGAAGATAAGAAACTCCTCCCTATAAAAGACCCATTAGATGAATTTTTTGAAGAATTTGAGAAAAAATTAGAAGAAATAAAAAAACCTATATATTCACAATTAATTGATTTAACAACATTTAAACCCAAGGAGAATTTAAAGTATTTAAATAATGCCCAATATGCTGAATTTAAAAAAGAAAGAGATGCTTATGATGAATTATGGGAAAAATATAAAGAGATCCGAGAATCATATGAAAAAAATAGACGGGGAAGCTCTCCTAAACCTCCAGTAAAACCTACAATAACTCTTCCGTGGGGAAAAGTACATACTATTGCTAAAGAAATAGACCCTATACACATAAAAGACAAAGTTATAGTAAAGTTTAGAGAAGAATATGCCAAAGTTGAACCTATAATTGATGAATATAACATTCTTAAAAATATGTCATACAAAGAATTAAAAAGACGCATGGGGCGTTCTCCAACAAGTGCTGAAACACAATTGATGAATGATAATGAATTACTACGTATGACTAAGGAAGAAATAGTAGATAATGTTTTATATGATTATTCTGGATTAGCTGATAAATGTAGTGAAAGTATAGATATATTAACAAATGAAGAATTGGATGATGAAAATTATCCTTTAGCTAAATTACAACTGATGGTAAGACTTAAAGTATATATTCCAGAAACTACAAAATATAGAACAGAATGTATATATGCTCCAAAGCTCTATAATTATTTAATAAAATGTATAAATAATAAAGAGTATTTTGTAAATCCTGTAACTAAAGCAAGATACAATGATACACATATAGAGGAGTTAATGAAGGTAATGAGATTAGTAGATCCCGATATAGAAAGACCTGTTTTCATAAAACATAGAAATGATACTTTATTAAAGATTAATTATGATACAAGAGAGTGTAACGCACGCGATTATGATTTTCATTCATCTTTTTCTGGTATTATAAGTTTTAATACTATATATTTGTCTCGCGTGATAGGAGGTGTAGAATATCGTGTTTGTGATATTTGTACTATACCAGCAGATATAGAACCCACTGGTAGTTTTGCTACAGGTTCTGCTGATTTATCATCTTATACTATGTTAGTTAGAATATTTAAATTATTTAATGATGGTAAATTATTATATAATTATGCCCCCCCATATTATATAACATTGAATAGTAATTATATAAAATATATAAAACTTCAAATACATTTCAATAGATATAAATCTATTAATAATTGGATTTTTGAAGATAATAGTGATGAAAGAACTAAAGAAAGTTTTATAGAAATGTTTAAACATTATGCTCAAGAAATTAATAATTATCATTATAATTAAAAATAAATTATTGTGATAGGGATTTATAATATTTTTTTTAATAAATATATTAATATATTAATATATTAGAATAAATATATGTCTTCTCGCGAATCTGTATCAAGAAATGAAAAAGCAATATACACTTCCTTAAATAGATTATATAAAACAAATAAGAATATAATTATTTCTTGGTTAGATAGAATTAAGACATATGATATTAAAGACGGAAGAATACCTCATTTATTCGGAAATTATACTATAGAGGTTATTAGTTCATCAGAAGACGATGTTTATAATTTAATGTTAAAATGGTTTAAAGCCAATAAAGATAAATTTGAAGGTTATGATTTTACTGGTATTCCCGATAGTGCTTTTATATCTTTAAATTATAAATACGAATTGAGAAGTTGGATAAAAAGAGGCGATTTACTAAAGAAAACACTTTTACAAAATCCAAATGCTATTGATTTTTTAAAAGAAAATAGCGATATAATAGAATGGAATTATTTATCAGCAAATCCAAACGCGATTGAATTATTGAGAGAACATATTGATAAAGAAAATAAAATGTCTGAAGATATGCTAAATAATTTATTTAGTTATTATAAAATAGATTGGAATTATTTATCAGCAAATCCAAACGCAATAGAATTATTAAAAGCTAATTATAAAAAAATAATATGGAGTGAATTATCATCAAATCCAGGTGCTATTGAATTATTAACAAAGAATATTAATTTGGTTCATTGGGATATATTATCATCAAATCCCGGAGCAATTGAATTATTAAATTATAAGGTCGAAGAAGAAAATAGAATGAAAAAAAGAGAATTAGAAGAATTGAGAACTGAAAAAAAGATTGATTGGAATATGTTATCTTCAAACCCAAACGCAATTGAAATCCTAAAAGCTAATCATAAAAAAATAGAATGGAGATATTTATCAAAAAACCCAAACGCTATTGAATTATTAAAAGAATATAAGAAAAATATTCATTGGGACGTCTTATCATCAAATCCAAATGCTATTGAATTATTAAAAGAATATCCTACTAAAATAGATTGGTTTTATTTATCATCAAACCCAAATGCTATAGATTTAATAAAAGAAAGAGTTGAATATGAAAATACATTAAATGAATATGAATATAAATTATTAGAAAATAATAAAATTGATTGGGATGGTTTATCGTCAAATCCAAATGCGATTGAATTATTAAGTGAAAATAGTGATAAAATAAATTGGGAGATAATATCTTCTAATCCCAGTATATTTGAACAGATAGATAGAAAAACTAATACATTTAATAAAATTGCTGATATTGAAAGATGGGCTATTACTCCTGATATAAATCCAATAGATGGTACAAAGATGTCTTTTATAAGTAAAGAATATCAAGCTATATATACCAAAGCTTATGATATTCTTGAAGAAAAATATTATTATGATGATGAATATATATTAGAACATTTACCAGATGTACATTTATTATTTGAAAATATAGATTTGGTTCATTATAATTGTATTAAAAATAAAAATCCCAATTATAAAGAATTATATAATAATAAAATATCCGAACTACGAATATGCGAGTTTTTATCAGAGTATATTGATGGTATTGATATAAATGGAACAATATTAGAAATTGAAATTGAAATAATTAAAAATATATTTAGTAATAATATTATCAAATCTACTGAAACTAAAAGTAATTTATTTATAATTAAAAGCTTATTTGATAAATATAATAAAGGGTTGATAAATGCTTTTTTTTCAAAAGATTTTATGATGTATCACACATATCCTGCTATCATGGATACTATTGAACTTGACAATATTAATAATCCTGTTTATTATTTTATAAAATTATTAGAATATTATAATATGAATAATGGAGAAAAAATTATTAAGTATTTTATAAATAGATTAAAAAAACCTAATCCTCCTCAATGGTTATCATGTGCTTTAAAGCTAATTAATGATTATAAGACACTTTATAAAGATATAGATAAATGTTTTAATCCTGAATCTGGTATAATAGAAAATTATGAAGATAAACAATTGCTTCCTATAGTAGATCCATTAGAAAATTTCTTTGAAGATTTTGAAAAAAAATTAAAAAAGATAAAAAAACCTATATATTCACAATTAATTGATTTTACTACATTTAAAGCTAAAGATGTTAAATTTTATTTAAATGATGTAGAATATTCTAAATTTAAAAAAATAAAAGATAAATATGATATTGAAAAAAAAAGATACGATGAAAAATCTTATAAAATGTATGAAGAATCTCTTAAAAACGATGGAACTACAACAAGAAAAGATAGTAGTCCAAAGCCACCTGAAAAACCTATATTTGAACTTTCTAATGGAAAAAAACATGTAATTGGTAGAGATTTAGATCCTATACATATTAAAGATAAAGCATTAAAAACTTTTAATATAGAATATCAAAAAGCTTTACCTGTTATTGAAGAATATAATAAGATTAAAAATATGTCTTATTTAGAGCTAAAAAAATATTTTGATAATTCATCATCTCCTTCAAGTGCTTCAAAAAGAATAATTAAAGATAATAAATTACTTCACATGACTAAGGAAGAAATAGTAGAAAATGTTTTGTATGATTATTCTGGATTAGCAGATAAATGCAGTGAAAGCATAGATGTATTAACAAATGAGGAATTAGATGATGAAAATTATCCTTTAGCTAAATTACAACTGATGGTAAGACTTAAAGTTTATATTCCTGGAACTACAAAATATAGAACAGAATGTATATATGCACCAAAGCTTTATAATTATTTAATAAAATGTATAAATAATAAAGAGTATTTCATAAATCCTGTGACTAAATCAAGATACACAGAAGAACATATAGAGGAGTTAATGAATGTAATGAGAATAATAGATCCTAATATAGAAAGACCAGTATTCATAAAACATAGAAATGATACTATGTTAAAAATAAAATATTCTATAATTGAAATTGATGATAATTTTGACGAATCTTTGGGAAGTATTATAAGATTTTATAATATATATCTGACGCGTAAGATTGGGGATAAGGAATATAACGTATATAATATATGTGTAATTCCTGCTGATATAGAACCGACTGGTAGTTTTGCTACAGGTTCTGCTGATTTATCATCATATACTATGTTAGTTAGAATATTTAAATTATTTAATGATGGTAAATTATTGCATACTTATACGCCGCCTTATTTTATCCCAATACAAGATGATGGTGAATTTTACTATCAATATATTAAACCATTAATACATTTTAATAAGTATAAAAATATAGATGATTGGATTTATGATGATAAGTTCTTAAAATCAAAAGACGAATTTATAGAAATGTTTAAACGTTATGCTGAAGAAATTAATAATTATCATTATAATTAAAAATATATTGATATGATTGAGATTGAAGAGATTTATAATTTTTTTTATTCTAATATATTTATATATTAGAATAGGTTTCAATATGTCTTTATTAAATGAAAAAAGTATTCATAAAGCTTTAGATGAATTATACTTAGAAAATAATAGAATTATTAAATGGTTAGATGAAATTAAAAAACCAGAAAATCAAAAAGATGGGAAAATACCTAATTTATTTTTAAAATCGATAACCAAAATAAAAATAGATGGCGATACCTATAATTTAATTTTAATTTGGATTATGGAAAATATTGATAAATTTGAAGGATATGATTTTACAGGTATTCCTGAAAGTCAAAATGTATCTTTAAACGATTTAAAAAATATAAAAGGTTTTACTAAAATAGAAGACGTTGAAAAATGGATTTCTAATCCTGAAATAAATCCTTATGATGGAAAACCTTTATGTCCTTTAAGCGATAAATATTATAATATTTATGTAAAAGCTTTTAATATTTTGAAGAAAAATAATATTCCTGATAATAATATTAGATTTAAATTACCATTAAATCATGTATTATTTTGGGATATTGATTTAAATTATTATAAATATCTTAAAGAAAAAGTACCAGATTTAGATGTTAAATCATACCCAAAATTATTTAAATATAATAATAAAAATCTAATTATTTGTGATCTCCTAATAGAAGATATAAATGATATTCAACCTAAACAAACTATTTTTGAAACTGAAATAGAATTACTTAGAAATAGATTTACAAATAATAGTAAATCAAAAAATTTAGATAATATCAAGGAATTATTCAATGATTATAATCAATTATTAATTGAATCATTAATATATAAGAATTATATAGGCGAATATGGATTTGATAAAATAATGGAAAAAATAGAAGATGAAAATGTAAACATTAATATATTTAAATATTTTTTGAAATATAATATGTTATCAAATGGAGAAGCTATAATTGACTTTTTTATTAAATTAAAGAGAGAATCTAATACACCACAATGGATTATTGACGCATTAGAAATATATGATAATCATATGTTAATATATAAAGACGTAGCAGATATTTATAATCCTGATTCAGGTTTAATCGAAAATATTGAGGATAAAAAATATTTACCTATCAAAGATCCACTTGAAGGTTATTTTGAAATATATGAAAATAAATTGCGTGAAATTAAAAAGCCTATATATTCACAATTAATTGATTTAACAACTTTTAAAGCTAAAGAGAATTTAAAGTATCTAAATAATGCTGAATATAAAAAATTTAAAAAAGAAAAAGATAAATACGAATCTCATAGGAAAAAATATCATGATAATTTAACATTATATGAAGAAACAAAAACGGGTAGTAGTCCTAAGCCTCCAGAAAAACCAAAAATAACTCTACCTTGGGGAAAAGAACATACTATAGGTAAAGAAATAGACCCTATACATATTAAAGATTTCGTCGTAAAAAAATTTAAAAAAAAATATGAAAAGGCTATACCTTCTATTCAAGAATATAATAAGATTAAAAATATGTCTTATTTAGAGCTTAAAAAATATTTTGGCAATTCATCATCTTCTTCAAGTGCTTCAAAGAGAATAATTAAAGATAATGAATTACTTCATATGACTAAACAACAAATAGTTGATAATGTTTTATATGATTATTCTGGGTTAGCTGATAAATGTAGCGAAAGTATAGATATATTAACAAATGAAGAATTAGATGATGAAAATTATCCTTTAGCTAAATTACAACTTATGGTAAGACTTAAGGTTAATATTAAAGGGACAAAAAAATATAGAACAGAATGTATATATGCCCCAAAGCTCTATAATTATTTAGTAAAATGTATAAATGATAAGGAGTATTTTGTAAATCCTGTAACTAAATCAAGATACACAGAAGAACATATAGAGGAGTTAATGAAAGTAATGAGAATAATAGACCCAAATATAGAAAGACCAGTATTTATAAAACATAGAAACGATACTATGTTAGAAATAAAATATGAATTAGAAGAGATAGATAATGATGAAGATGCTGATTATAATGATATTTCTTTTCACGGAATTCATAAATTAAATTTTTATAATATATATATCTCTCGTAATATAGGTGGTGTAGAACATATAATATATGAATTATGCACTATTCCGGCTGATATTGAACCAACAGGTACTTTTGCTACAGGTTCAACTGATTTAACATCTAATACTATGTTATTTAGAATATGTAAATTATTTAATGAGGGGAAATTATTACATAATTATTTACCGCCTTATTGTATTGAAATAGAAGATGAAGAAGAAGGTTACTATCAATATATTAAGCCAAAAATACATTTTAATAATTATCATAAGATACATCATTGGTTTTGGAAAAATGATGAGCCTATTACAAAAGACGAATTTATAGCTATGTTTAAACATTATGCTGAAGAAATTAATAATTATATATATTAATATTGTTTAAAATATGATTAAAATTATTCTTTTTCTCAAATATTTATTAGGTACTCTCTAACAATGTCTACAAGATTGAAAGATATTGTAGGTAAAAAAAGCGAGGTATTATCTAAAATCTTAAAGGTAGATCCTAAAAGTCTTAAGGTATCTAAAATTCATAAGCTATTACGTTCAAATAGTTCCGGGCCAAATACAAAGGTAATTACAAATATACAAGAGACAATAAAAAATCCTATATTTAATCTCTCAATAGCTGATTATGAATTAATGTGTGGTAATAACATGATAATTAAAATGATGTCTACTGTTTTAGAATGCGACGAAAAACAACTAAAAAAGTTCTGTAAATATATCAATGTCTTTAAGGAAAATATTAATTCATCTCCATCTTCTATTAAGAATAAAATAAAATCTAAAATAAGTCTAAATAAACTACCAGATGATTTGCTTACTAAAATTGTAGAAAAATATAAAAGTTTATTTAAAGTAAAGCATATATTAAGAGATTGGATACCTTTAAATAAACTAAATTGGAAATATTTGTCTGAAAATCCAAATGCCATAGATTTATTAAAAGCGAATAAACATAAAATAGTATGGGATATTTTATCTTCAAATCAGAATGCTATTGAATTATTAAAAGCTAATCGTAATAAAATAAATTGGGATCTTTTATCAAAAAATCCAAATCCAAAAGCGATTGAAATGTTAAAAGCTAATCCTGAAAAAATAAATTGGGATTATTTATCTTCAAATCCAGAAGCAATAGAATTATTAAAAGCAAATAGAGATGAGATAAATTGGGTAGCATTATCATCAAATCCAAATCCTGCAGCTATAGAATTATTAAGAGAAAATCTTGACTTGGTTAATTGGGATTTGTTATCATCAAACCCAGCCGCTATTGAATTACTAATAGAAGAAGAAAATCAAGATAATATAAATACAGACTTATTATCATCTAATCCTAACGCTATTATCATATTGGAGAATAACCCAGATATAATATTTTGGGATTTTTTATCAACAAATCCGAACGCTATTGAATTACTAAAAGCTAATCCTACAAATATTCATTGGAGTTATTTATCGGAAAATAGAAATGCCATAGATTTAATAAAAGAGAGAGTAAAATACGAAAAAGGGCTAAATGAAGGACAATATAGAATGTTGAGAAATAAAAATAAAATAGACTGGAATGCGTTGTCATCAAATCCCGCGATATTTGTGGAAACTGTTGTATAAACTATGATTAAAATTATTCTTTTTCTCAGATATTTATTAAATACTCTCTAATAATGTCTACTTAATTATTTACTCATTTTATAATTATATAAAAATTGATATTGTTATAAATATCTATATTATTCATTGTCAAAATGCAAACAATATTTGAAGACATTCGAAATTATGTAAATGTCAAAGACAAATTATTAGACCTTTATAACAATAAGTTTCAATTAAAAGAGGACATTTTATATTTTATTAATGATTATTGTCCTGTTATATATGGTATATCTAAGATAAGTTACAAAAGATTAAGAAGAATTAAAGCATTTTGCCTTAAAGAGAAAAAATATATATATTTATTATCATTAATAATAAATAATAATGATAATTGTAATAGTCATATAAATAGATATATAGGATGTCTTACGATAGAAGAAAGAGATAAGTTAATACTATATCTACATACTAAATATAATAATTAACTAAATAGAAATAATGGTCTATAAGTGTTATAATCATATATAGTCTCTTTGTACATTAAATAAAAACTACAATAATAACGTAAAAATGTTGTTATAATATTTTCTACTATTAATTTGTTTTCTATATTTGGAAGCACATTTAAAGAAAAAACTACTCCCGGAACAACTATTGCCCATATTTTTTTATTATCCCACCCTTGTTTTATACGCATATTATAAGCAAAAATATACAAGTAACATATAGCAAAATCGGCAAATTGTGAATAAAATTTTCTTAAAATTACATGATAAAGATATAATGGATATATTAAAGTTAAGGAATATACTATATGATAATGCGATGAATTACATTTACCTTTCCTTACAAGTGTCATCATAAAAGCTGCTGATTGGATGGCGTATAATGGAGCAAAACTTAATGTAGGTGAAAGATTTCCTGAGAATACAGCCATTATTGTAGCACCAAATTGTTTTTTAGCATATTCTAATTTTATTTTTTGAATTTCGTAATCGCTTAAATTGTTTGGATAAGGCATCGCATTTGTAGTTCTTTTATCTACATCTCCATATTTTGCCGTTATTATACTTGCTGTTTTAATGCAACTAACTATAAATATATATTTTATAAGAGATTCTGATAATAAAGCATATATATATTTATTTTTAAAATAATCTAATTGTGTAGGCCACAATTCAAGTAATGTTATTATTGTTAAAATAACATGTCTACATGAAAATAATATAGAATGTAACCTAAATTCACGCCATATCATGGGACTTGTAAAATTTCTTTTTTCTGGTAAATGTATTGATAAAGAAGCTATTGGTAATAATCCGTGTATTAATACCGCAGAACATGAAAAAAATTTATTTTCAAATTCTGGAAATGATGTACCATATACTATAGCGTAATAAAAACGCAAAATAAAATTAAAAACTGCTAAAAAACCTAATGTTTTATGTATATGATATTTATCATGATTTGTAAAAAGATGTGCCATTATATATGTATAATTATTTAATATTTTATATATGTTTAATATATATTTAATATAACCATCTAAGATGGATATTAGAACACTCTGGAGTATATTGAAATGGGACACTATTTTGAATTAAAAGTTTTTCATTTTTATTATAAATTGTATTATCTTTATCATATAGTTCTTTAATATGTTTCCAATCATTGTGATTAAAATCACAAGTATCCATTACATATTCTTTAATACTATCAAATCCTTGATTATGTATTTTGTTATTTAACTTATAATCTTCAAAAATTCTCAATAATGTATTACAATAAAGCATTGGACATTTTTTATATCCTTCTGTCTTGATCCAACAAGTATTTCTGAAATGCATTGAATTGCTACAATTGCACATAGTAATATTAATATAATTAAAACTAAATAATCATTTTTTATATATTAAACTAAGAAAAATAACAAGTATTTATTTATAAATTATCTAAAAGCATAGATGAATAATTTACATTATTTTTTTGAATAGTACTATACGAAGGCCTTTGATTGACAGTTCGTGGAAATAATATATACCAATTATCTATTTTTTGTAATTTTATCCAATTAACATCTATACATCCAATATCGGTTTCACCATTATTTATTAATAATCCAACAGCTTCCTTAAAATTATCTATTAATTTATCATAATAATGTTTATTAACTATATAACCAGTTGTTGTAAAACACGCAGACGCTTTATAAATATTATTAGTAATAGGTTTTACACCACCAGTATTAATTGAAGCAGCAAATAATAAAACATCAAACGTCATATTATTTAATTTAATATAATTTTTAAAATCAACGAGCATATTATTATATTTATCTGGTTCTGTAAATAATATGTCATCTTCAACAACTACAACATAATCTAAATTTTTTTCCTTAGCCATTTCTATAACCTTTAAATGACTAATACAACATCCTAATCTTCCATCATCTGCTTTAAATGCTTCAAATCTTTCATATTTCCAATTCATTCTTTTTAGCTCATTCTCAGTATTTATTCTTCTATCTTCATAATCTTTTAAATTAATATAGTAAACATTTTCTAATAAGTACGGGATAGATTCGCGTTGTGTTTTACACATAGTCCAATTATCTGGAAATAAATCAACGGTACTATATGTTATTAAATTAGAATGATGCCATTTATCAGGATAACAAACTATTTTATTAATATTGTAATTTGATAAATATGCTCCCCACCAACTGAAAGTACTATTTGCTATAATATGATGTTCGCATAAGCTCATTAATATCAATTGTTCCCAATCTTCCATGTTATCCCCCGCCTTATAATATGAACTATTTGGGAAAAGCTTCTTTAAAGGGTTAATATATGTATTTAATACATAATCATTATCTTCTTCTTCACAAAAATAGAGAAATTTAACATTAGAATTATTTGTTTTTGACTCAATATATTTAATAGCATTTATATAATAATCTACTGGAATTATAATATTATTAACATTATGAACTTTAATAATATCACCAATTCTAAAATGTAACGAAATCATTTCACCTGGATTTACATCTGTTTTTAATTTATTTATTAAATTATTTTTTATATTATCATAATCAATGACTTTTAATATATCATTTTTATAAGAATCAAAATATTTATAAGATTGAAAATATCCAGATAATTTAATATTTTCAGTTCTTGAAATATTAGGTAATTCATTATATTGGTTTGATTTTTCTTCATATACAGGTAAATTTATAGGATAATTAATTAAGTATTTATCTAACTTACTTAAAAAATTATTCCAATAAACATTTCTAAAAGTGCAACCAGGGCTTGATGATTTTCTTTCTATTACAAAAGGATTATTATATTTCATTGAATAAGCAATAATTGTCATTATTTGAAATAATTGATTTCCTAACCCTCCCATAATATCGATTGATATCATTTAATAAAATATATAAATATATATAAATATAAATAATATATATTTATATATATTTAAAGTTATATTGATTATGTTTGCCAATATTGTTAGATTTATTAATTTAAGTAACGAAACTCCTATTATAATTTTTGGAGGTACAGAAATAAAAGATGAACCAATATGCGAAGATAATAATCATGCTAAAAATTTATCAAATTGTATTGATAATTGGGTAATTGAAGATACATCAACAAACTAAAGTAATTATATAAAAATATATCGCGTAATATATATAATTATGAATAGAGCAATTCAATTATCCGCAATTAGTAAGGGCGGGCCATTTGGTGCTGTAATAGTAGATAAAAATGGAAATATAATTGGAGAAGGTCATAATGAAGTAACTTTAATAAATGATCCAACGGCACATGCTGAAATAGTAGCTATTAGAAGAGCTTGTGCAAATATAAATAATTTTAATTTAGAAGGATGTACTATTTATACAAGTTGTGAACCTTGTCCAATGTGTTTATCAGCTTGCTATTGGGCGAGATTAGAAAAAATTCACTATGCTAATGGAAGAGAAGATGCAGCAAATATTGGATTTGATGATCAATTTATATACGATGAAATAAAAAAAGAGATGATAGATAGAAAAATTCCAATGATATCGCATGATAATAAAATTGCTAAAGAAATTTTTAAAACTTGGTTTGAAAATACAAATAATATTAGATATTAGAGTTTATTTATATAATATATTTATAGATTGTATGAGTAGTGATTTTGAAAGAAAATTGATAGAAACAAAAAGAGTAAGAGAAAAATATCCAGAAAGAGTACCTGTAATAGTAGAAAAGGCTAAAGGATGTAATTTAAATAATATAGATAAAAAAAAATATCTCGTTCCAAACGATTTAACAATCGGACAATTTATATCAATAATAAGACAACGAATTAGATTATCTCCAGATAAAGCAATTTTTATATTTATTAATAATGTATTACCATCTACATCAGCGACAATAGGAAGTATATATCACGAAATGAAACATGGTGACGGATTCTTATATATTTATTATAATGGCGAATCAGTATTTGGATGATATTACTATATTACATATTACCTAAGTATTATAGTAATAAAAAAATATTATATTTTTTTCAATGTATATTTATAAATATACAAAAATAAAAAGCAATTTATTGTTTAGTCATTGCTAAAATAATTAACATAATTGTTACTAATATCATAGGTATTAAAGACAATAAGGATATTATCCATCCCCAAGTATGACATTCTCCTTTTGTCAAACAAGTTATATTATAAGCTGTTATAAATATCATAATTAAAAAAAGTATATATAATACTAAATAGAATCCGACACCTTGAACATATATATTAAGTGATATACATACTATAGTTAATATCATAGTTATTAACAAATATACCCATGCTTGAGTTGAATAACTTGACATATTTTTATAATCTTTCTATATCTTTCTATTATTATTAATATATTTTAGATTTTATAGATATTTATGAAATTAGACTATTCATAATAGCAAAACACATTGAAGTTCTCGGTTGCATTTCATTAATAGGATTAGATGCGAAGAATTGAATTAATGTTTTAATATTTTTAACATCGTTACATTGACACAAATAATAATAAATATTTGAACAAGTAATAAGTTTCTTGCTAAATATATTTGTTTGAAGATTTCTCAATTGTGCCAAATGATATTGAATAATAGGAGCATATTGTTTGTCCAACTCTCTATTCATTTTGTATCTTTTGTATGTAGGATTATATGTCGTCGTTGACTTATAATAATTATATAGATTATCTTTGATAGTCGAAATAATAGTATGAACAAGATATGTAGGGTCAATTTCTTTACCATTATTATCTGTAGGCAATTGAATATTCGGATTATAGGTTGCTATATAATCTTTAATAGTATAATTTTGTTTATTTTTCATATATACTTCTAAAATATTCATCCATACATTTGGGTTACAAGGATCTGTTTCTTCTCTGTGATTAATATAATCTGAAGAAATTTTGAATAGTTTTGCCAATCCTTCACCTGTACTCTTTTTAATGATGATACCATAGCTCAAATTATTATTAATATAATTATAAGCTCCGATAATATTTTCAAAGAATGATGGATATTTAACACCAAGATTAAACAACTCTTGAATAGATGAGCTATTAATATCGTACTCTTCTAATGTAACTCTGTTTTTAGTATTAATATGAACGAGCTCTTTATAATTTTCTCCTAATACGCTTGTATAATCTATAATATGTTTATTTTCACTATGAATTAAAACAAATTCATAAGCATGTTCCTTATTCAAATTAGAAACAAACATTTCGCGTAGTTTTAGAGAAATTTCTTCATATGTTCCTACCAAATTTGCTGAAATATCTGGATTTTTACTATACATTTTATAAAGTACTTCGTCAAACATAGCACCGTGTGACAATACTGGGTGGGAGAATTTCGAGCTATTAGCATCGGGACAACTTGAAGTTCCGAAATACCACCTATCCTTATAATAATAAATTGTAATAATAGTACCATCGTATGCTTCATAATATTTATCAGTTTCATTATATAGATTTTTTACATATTCATCATAACTAATTCTGCGTGGAATAGAATTAGCATATGTTACAACAATATTGTTATTACAAGATAAGGTAAAATCTAACACAATACTACGACATTCTTCATATAGATTTTTATATTCTAAAACATTTCCCATTTTATAATTATTGTGAAGTAGAACAAGCTCATCATTATTTTTAAATTTCTTAACTTTAATATTAGGCCAAAAGTGATATTTTTTTAGTACAGAAATTAAATTATTAGCATATGTAGCGTTACTATCATAAGTATTATAAGTTGTAAGAATTAAATCTTTAAGAGATTGAGGGGGGACATTAGAATTTAGCTGTTCGCCGTTCATTATATTAGATGCTTTGTTAAAAAATATATATATTTAATTGTTTATATCAATTTTTATTTTTTTGTGGTAAAATAATATTAGTATTCTTCTAAAAAATAATGAAATTAACAATAATAATAAAACATGTATAATGTTGTTAATAATAATAATAAAGTATATATTCTGTATAATATTTTTATATCAATATAATCATTTGTTAAAATATATGCTCCTATTATTATTCCTAATATAGAACCGCATGCTACTATACTTGCTATTTTAAAATCAAAATAGCCTTTTTTATAATAAAAATATAACCCTGGTAATGCGTTGGGTATACTATTTAAAAATAGCGATATTGCCACAGCTTGTTGGAATGATAAATTATAATACATTAGTGCTGGGATAAATAGGATCGCCCCTCCCCCGCCAATAATTCCAATAGTAATTCCTATAAAAATAGAAATTAAAAAAAGTTCAATTAGCATCTTAATATATTTTAGATATTATATTATAAAAATTATTTAATATAAATATTTAATACCTAATCTTTTTTAGGAATTTTACAATATTTATCAAACCATACTTGACCTACTTCTTTGGAAGCTTCCTCTACAGACAATTCATTTTTAATAATTTTATTTCTCATATTTAGAAAATATTCTAAACTTGCATAATCAAACCCCTCTTCTTTAGTAACCATGGTGTATAACATTGGATAGCGTTCTTCGAAAAAAGTTAGGCCATCTATAGTTTGTTTCATTTTATTCAAAAGTTCTTCGTGGGAAGAACATTTACTTTTATTTTCCGTCATATATAGTATAATTTCTTGGACTATATTTTTAATATCATCGCTTGATAAACCATCATTTAGAAAATCTGCTTCCTTTCTTTTTTTTGATGATTTTGTTGCCATTTTTTATTTAATAATATTATATGAGATTCAATCCTTATATAAAATTATCTATTTAATATAATAGAATAATGACAAAAGAATTAGATTATGCTGTTTTAGAAACTGATAATATTTTTGTACAACCTGTACAAAAAAATGCTGGCTTATATACCGGAGATGTTTTATTTAATAAAAAACCTTGGGGGAATAGTTATAAAACACCCCCTGCGGAACCTGATGCGGTAGCATATGCCGCACATTTTTATGCCAGCCATCACATACCATCCGGCAATAGACCAGGAAACAATACTTTAAATACAAGTAAATATAAAAAATATACAGCAAATAATATAGAAGATAATTATAATTTTAGTTGTCATGTAAATGTTTAGATAATAGTTTAGATAATAATATCTCGAATATTAGGAATACATTCGATATCTTCTTGTTTGTTATTATTAAGACTAATAGCGGATGGTTGTATTTTTTTAATAATATCTTTGTGATTTCTTAGAAAATTGCAGATATAATTATATGTTTCATTAACTTGTTCAAACGAAACTCCTCCTGTAATTAAAATACTTCCACTTTCAAATAGAGCACCAGTAACTTTTTTACATTCATTTATTTTTTCTCCTTTTCCTTTTCCATAACATTGTTTAGGACATGAACAAATACCATTCTTAAGCGGATTACATTTATTCCAAAAATATTCTAATTTAACTCCTTGATATATACCTGGTTGAAAAGAACATTTATTATTGTATAAATTACTAATTAATAATCTATGGATCTCTTTTCTTTTTAAACCAAACCCTACACTCAAATTACTATCACAATATAGTTTAAAATCTGTATTAATCATTCTAATTTTGAAATTTTGATATTTTAAGTTTAATTCATAATTATCTTCGCGATTATTAATAATATCTTTATCAATATTATTATATATATTGTTGATATTATTTATAATACGATTAACAATAACTTCTGTATCAGTTGTATTTTTAATACCAGTTAACTGAATATTTCCATTCTTAAATATTTTAATATTTGGCATATATCCATTATTTTTACAAATGATGGTAACTTGGTTATCAAATCTATTTTTTTTCATTTTATTTTTTTTACTTTTTCGCTTTTTTTTGGGGTATACTCCTCTTGATAATTCTTCACCTTCTTTCATATATTGAACCCATACTATACCATTATCTTCATTATTATTAATAATTAGAATATTATCAAATAAAATTTTCAAATTTAAATTAATATCTTCACCTATATTTGCGTTACAAGTAATAGTTGATACACGATATGGTGAAAAATATATATCTTCTTCTACTAAAGCCATTTATATCACAATAATCATTGTTGTAATATTCTTATATCATTTTTTATTTTTTTTCGTCTCAATTTTATTATTCATATTATCTGTAATATTTTTAAGATATGATGTATTTACTATTTCATAATTATATGTTGTTGAAATCATAGGAGGGAGATTAAGTAAATGAGTTTTATCATTTGTTAAATGACCTTTTCTGAATTCTTCTATAGTCAAAGGTCCATTAAATATATTTAATAGAAATCTTGAAGGGGCAGGGCGAATCGGTTTTGTATGACCATAATGTTTACTTAACATTTGTATAAGACTATTTATTTCCCATACTTTGTCACTTCCACAATGAGAAGAAAAATTATAAGCATTAGCACATTCGAGTGAGCAAAAATTTCCAAATAATATATAAGTATTTGAAGTTATATTATACTTATACGGCATGCCATAAATTCTTTCTTTAATATCGTGACAACACCAATAACAATTATTTGTAGATTTTATAATATTTTCATTATCATTCTTTTCTTTATAGTATAACCCTCCGCATGTTAAATTGTCAATATTACCTTCTTTATAATCGCTTAATTGTCTGTTATAATAAATATTATTATCATCTTCTTTTACATTAATCAAATTATCTTGAATAGTATTGTATATATTCGATTCATTAATATAATAACAATCTGGTTCATAAGGTTTAGGAATATCTAATGTTTCTTCATTTATATTTATTTTAGTTATATCATTCGCAGATATAGGCAATTGTAAAATAATATCTTCGTTTTCAACTAAAATGACATCTTTTACAATAGTATTCATCAAACCCTTCTTTTTTTCTATTGTAGATTTATCATCATTCTTTTTATTTTTACGAGGCATATTTAATTATAAACGCTTATATTATTTATATGTATTTACTTCTTTTCATCTACATAATTTTTAAAATATGTTATACCCTTTATTATATCACTTGTATTTATAGGCAAAGCCATATTAGTTTTTTTTTCAAAGTTAGTATTTTTTTCGATAATACATTTTTCTTTAATTTCTCTAATCTCCTTACTTAAAGAATTTATAGTATCTATCAAATATTTAATAATAAATATAAAAACTATTATAATTATAATAGTAAATAAATCCATAATTCTTATAATTATAAAGAATATAAAAATAAATTTTAAATAATTTTAAATATTTTTAGCTATATTTTAACTATATTTAAAAGCGGCTGTACCATTTGATATTGTTAATATATTAACATCTAAAGCATAAATTACAACTTCAAAACCTAATTTATTGTAAACGATACCTTTTTCACCTAATATATCGTGTATATATTTTACTCTACTATTATTCGCGAGATTTTCTTTTGTAGTTATAAATAATGATGTAGTTACGCGGGTATTATCATACGAACCGGCACTAATCTGTTTTTCAGGAAATAAAGAGAATGAATAGCAGTATAATCCTGTGCGAGGAATATTTGTATGGTATTTGTAAGGTACAATATTATTATAAAATTCAGCATTATTGTCTGTACGAGATATTATACCATTCCATTTTATTTCTATATTTTCTAATATTCCCATATTTTCTGTATATTCGTGTGTTGCTGTATAATTTATATAATCGTTAAAATAATTAACTACATCACTTCTTCTAACAATCCATATTAATTCTTTTATATGATGAGACGCATTAGTTATTTCGATAGTTTTATTTCTTTCAACAGCATCAAATAAAAAATGCGTTCTTTTAGGAGTACTTATTATATAATCTATATTATTTGCATTTAATAACATTTTACTTCTTTCAACGCTATCTAAAAATACATACGAACATAGTATTTCATTTCTAACATCAAATTTAACATCAACTGGACTAACAAAATCAACTATACTAACTTTTTTAGAATGAACTAATTCGTATAAATCGGGACTAACATAAATATTTAAAATATCACTCCATACTTGATATAATCCATTAAATCCCCTATCTATAATATCTATTTCAAGTAATATTTCTATATTTTGTAATTTTAATAGAGGCAAAGCTAAAGAAGGATTTTTAGTAAACCAAAAGTTTAAAGGAACTTGAATTTGTCTTCCTTTTATACTTGGGTTATTATTAGTAGAGCTATATATAGATATAGGATATGTGATGTTATATAGACGATTATTAATTATAGTATATTTTGGAACAAAATTGAAAGGGTTAACTAATTCATTGACATTACCTATTAATTTATTATTTTTAACCCCTTCTTTATTAGTTAATTCATCCCAAATATTTAACCATTCCCCGTATAATGTTTCAATTATTACACCACCGAGTTTAAATCTTGCTTCTTTTATATAATTATAACCTAAATTAGGGATCCATCTAAATCTATATTCATTATTAGAATAAATATCGGGTATTTTAAATGTGAAAAATAAATTTGATAAAAAATCAGAATATCTGCTAATTTTGAAATTAAGTGTAGCACCTTTTATAAAACCAGCATTTGCATTTCCTTCTGGAGCAAGATTAACTTGTTCTATAGAGAAATTTGTATGTTTATTATGCGAATATTTATAATAATTAATTTGCGGATTTTGTGTAATAAATTGTGATATTTTTCCAATTAATACAAGTTGCATTAATCCGGCACCCATAATTTTTAATTATGTATTATTCTTAATAATATAAATTGTTATTATTTATATATTTCTTCTTATAAAATTTTCTAAATCTTGTTTTGTTCTATTACCTTTATATTCTTCAGCAATATCACCATTATTAGTTATTATTATTGTAGGAAAACCAGTAATTTTATATCTCTCAACTCTATCAGGATGTTCTTTATTTTCATATTTATTAAATTTTATATTTGTACCAAATGTTACTTTTAATTCTTCCCATATTCCAGAATCGTTAAATTTTTCACAATGAGAACACCCGTTCATATAATAATATTCGATTGATTTATTTCCTGTCGTATTTCCTGTAAAATTCTCCATCAAACTATTTCCGTTAATATAATACGAAAGTGCGAATATAGAAATTAATAAAACTACTATTATAACTATCAATAGAGTTACATCATTAAATGCGTATGTCGATTTTGATTTTGCCATATATAAACTTCTAAAATATTGTTAGATAATAATTAAATCAATTGTGTATTGTTTTTTGATATATTTTTATATTGTATTTTTAAATTATTATTTGTTTGTTCGCAAATATCAAATAATATTAGAGAATAGAATGGAATACTCACAGTTTCTTTATTGTAATAACGTGATATAAAATCTATAAAAATAGTATGGTCTATTAGTAAAATTCTAACATCAAGTGCTTCATATTCTATATTATTATCGTATTTATCTATTATAAATACATCGTAATTATTCATATTTAAAATTTTTTTATATTTATCTGTATCATAACATACTACTATTGTTCTATATACTAAATTATTATTATATATATCTTCTAATTTATTCAATATTGAACACATATTACTAATATTATGTGTTTTTGCCTTATGTATATTATTCACCTTATATGTTTTTATAGGTTTAAAAATGAGTACATAATTAAAAAATATTTAGAAATTTATAAAAACTTTTGAAACTTTAAGAAAAATAAAATTATGTACTCATTTTTAAATCTACTTCAAATAAACACAAATATATAGCTCTAACTATATAAGATTATTTAATATAATTAAGATATAATGAGCGAAAAAATTGTTAAAATTAATATAGAGCTATTTAAAACAGAATATAATAATATCGCAGAAATACCTTCTAATATTTTAGAAAAGGTAGCTGATATTAAAAACTCATATAGTTGTTTTAACTCGTATTATGATCCTAAAATGATATGGGCTAAAAAAATATTTAATAATAAAGATAAATATAATAAACCTAAGGTTAAAAATAGAGTTCATATAATTATTCCTGAATTTACAAAAACTTCGGAGACTAAAAGAAGTTTAATAGGATATCTTAATAAATTATCTAATAAAAATAAAGATTTCATATATGAAAAACTAAAAGATATTATTGATAATAGCAAAGATACATTAGATGAAATTTTTTCTATAATTATTAATTATATTAAAACAAATGATGATAATATATATAGTGATATTTTAGATTTCTTCGATAAAGACTTTTTAACATCAAATATTAATATATATTGGGATAATTATTTAACTAATAAAGAATGGAATCCGCCTACATATATATATGAAAATAACCTATTATTACTGAACGATGAATACGATTTATATTGTGATTATATTAAATGGAAAAAAAGTATTCATAATATGAATAAAGTATGGGTTAAATATAAAGAAAGCGTGTTAATAATATTATTAAATAATATTTGCGAACACATAAATTATATAATAAACGAAGATGTGCATAAATATATATTAGATATATTATTGGAACAAATATATAAAATATTATGTATTAAAAAATATCCAGAAATTATTGATAAAATAAAAAATATTGATTTAAAAAAGTTCGATAATTCAACAAAATTTTTAATTTATAATATTATTGAATTATAAAATCTAAAAAAAATTATTTCTATATAATAGTATAGAGCAAGAAATAGTATAATGAAAGAAAGTAATAGCCTGTCTTTTTATAGTAGTGTAATAATTCAAGCAATTTTTGCAATATTATTGTTAATAATCCTAAGTTATATTTATAAATTAGAAAATATGGGTTGTGAATGTTCAGAACACCCGAATAAAGATTTTATTAAAAACTTTACAATAATCGCTTTAGCATATTTCTTAATAACCGCATTTATATCGCTAAATAGCGTTGCTAAAAGCATGGGATATGTAGTTGTTCAATTACTTTCTATAGCAACTTTCATATTCTTCTTAATGTTTGTAGTATATATATACTATGCTTTTGATTATGTTAGATATTTAACTAATGAAAAATGCAAATGCTCGGAAGATTTAAGCAGAGATATTATATCTGTAGGAACCATGATATCTCTATTCTTATTCCTAACTCTCTTATTCACTATAATAATAATACCTATATTATTAAGCACTCTAAGCAATTTATTAAATAAAATCGAAGACTTCGAAGAAGAAGTTGAAGATACTATAAGTAATCCCATGAGATCTATAAGAAAAACCCCTGATAGAATAGTAAGCTCAGTTAAAGATGTCGCAAGCTTTGTAACCAAATCAGCTAAAAAGATAACTAATTTAAGAAAAAATAGAAAATAAATTAGAACATAATTAATTAACCAATATTTTATTTTTATTATAATTAAATATTTAAAGTACGTGCTCCTTTTTTAGGTCTTCCTCTCGCTTTTAATATTTGAATATCTGCTGTATCTTCTATAATTGATGTAATTTCTTCATCGCTTACAGACAAAGTCTCAATATTATTATCACTATCATCTATTGATATTTTATTATGAACATTTCTTATAATATTATCAATATCTTCGGCAGGTTTTTTTGAATTTTGTTGTTCATTATATTGGGACATTCTTTGATTCTGAGAATTTTGCATTTGCGGTGATTGTTGATACATTGGCATTCTCGATTGTTGAGGGTCGCTATTTAATGACCCAAATAAACTACTAACCATATTAAATAGCCCCATCCCTTCATTTGCCGAACCCCTATTTTGAGACATCTGCGGCATTTGTTGTTCTGTATTACCTGTTATATATTGTTTTGCTGCTGCATTTTGAAATTGTTTCATTAATTCAGGATTTGATTTTAATACATTTTCAATATCGGGAAGAGGTTGTTCTTTAAACATTCTACTTGTTAAATGAAACATAAAAGCACTTCCAGAAAGAGATAAGAATAGTCTTAGTTCAGGTGCCATCTTTTTACCACTTGCCTTGTACTTATAATGCAATTCTTCGAAAATATCATCATAATCATTAATATTCTCATTGACTTGTTCTGACCATCCATCGAGACGAATTGATAACGGATCATATCGGCTATTTAAATATTCTGTACCAGATATAAAAGCCATTAGCATTTTTTGTTGAAAACGTACACTGCCGTCAAGTTCTTTTTCTCTTATAATTCTATTATATTCAGATCTCATCTCTTCGATTTCTGAATTCATATTAAATTTAAAAGGAACTTTAAATCCCTTGGATTCTAATCTATCAAGTTGATATAATATTTCTCTTTTTTCATTTAATTCTAATTTAAGTAACTCTTTTGGACTTAAATATTTTTGCTGTTCAATCTTATATCCTTTTGAACCTTTTCTATTTTCTCCATAATCATCTCCTCTTTCACTATTTGCTTTGCTACTTACACCGCTTCCGCCACTTACACCACTATCACCGCTTCCGCCGCTATCACCGCTTTCGTCAGTTTCACCGCTTTCGTTACTTTCACCGCTTTCGTTACTTTCACCACTTTCATTACTTTCATTACTTTCACCACTTACACTACTATCTCCACTTACACTACCATGATTACTTCCTTTATTTTTAGAACTTGAATAACTTATTCCACCATCATTATCGTAACTTTTAAATCTATTTACCTTAACAACCTTGTCCTTATTTTTATAAATAGAACCCATGTTTTTTATATAATTTTGTTTTCCACCCGGAGAACTTGCACGCGATGAGCCTGCTGAAGATATTGATATAACATCATCGCTGATTTTTTTTCTATTAAATAATGAATTATTTATAGCATTGTTAGAAGATATATCGCGTGGAATATTAAAATTAAAAGATTGATTATTAAAACTATCTTTATTTATCTCTATTAAATCATCATTTTGATTATTAAGAGTAGAAATTAAAGCCATATTATATATTTATTTTGATATTAAATGTTTATATATCTATTATAATATTTTAATAGGTATTAATACGCATATTCTAATTTTATTCAGTATTATGTATATATATTTTATTATAATTATTTATAATATCTATTTTACTATTACTTCTAATATAGGAAATAGCCTGTAAACAAGCATCGCTTAAATCATCTTTTTTCTTATTTTCATTAAAAATCTTTTTTAATATCTCGTCATCCTTAATATACTCTTTACATAATTCTATACTCATCAATTTATTATTCTTATATTTTTCCCTTCTAAACCCCTTTTTATTTTTAGGGTCATCGCTATTTTTCTCTATATTAATTATGTAATTATGATGCTTAGTTTTTAATGATGCATTTATTAAAATAACATTATTAACCTCTTTATCCCAATATTTAATTAAACTGAAATATCCATATATAATATGCTGTATAGTTTTCATAATACCATTTAGATTTGAAGGTTGATTCTCTATCAACACGTAATCTATAATATTTATATTTTTTTCTTTAAGCTCACCTATTACATTATCCATTTCAACATAAATTCTTTCTGTAATATCTTCAATCCCTTTAATTTCTTTTTTGCTTTCAGCAAGAGCTATTATACGCCATTCAATTATTTCGAGCTTATTTGTTAAATCATCTTTTTTAATTATACACAATGCCAAATTTTTAACACCAATATCAAAACTTACATATATCATTATATAATTATTATATTACTATTTCTTTATTACGTATTGGCAATACTCTTTTGCATTATTTCTATATTTTTAGAATTATAATGCCTTATGCTATAATTTTTTATTAATATTACTAAGTCTTTCCAAAAAGTATCATTTACATACTTTGAATTATATTTATTAATTTTCTTACATTTTTTATACAACCATTTATATATTTTCTCTAAACAAGTATCTCCGTCGTATTTTCTACATATTCTTTGTTCTTTTGTTAATTTAGTTATATAATTTTTAATGTAGTTATTATCTATTTCATCGGGGAATATATCAATTAAATTATTAAATTTAATATAATTATATGAGGGACATATTAATAGATTTTCTTTATAATCTATAAAAGTAGGATTATTATCTATTATTAGAAGATGTTTTCTAATATCGTAAGATGATGGCGTTTTTATATTTTTTTTAATAAGAGGTAATATTTTAGTAATGGATTTTTTTATATTACCATCATTATCTAAAATACAATTATCTCTTGTAAATAATGGTCTGTCAAATTTAAAATTATTATTTTTTTCAATTATTGCTATTTCCTTATTTGCCCATTTTTTTTCGGAAGCAGTATAAATATAAAAATAAGACCTTTGATATAATTTTTTCATAGATTGAATAAAATAGAAAAAATGCGGTCTCATAAGAAGCGATTTATTGTTATAACTATTATTTAATGATTTTTCACACAATATTTTATATTTATTTAATTCCTTTTTATTATACATTTTCATCAATTCCATTATATTATATATATCACATTGATATGTACAATTACCGATTATTGTACCATCTAAATCAATTACAAATATATAAGGTTCTATATTATTATTCATTAATAAATCTAATATACTAATATATTAGAATATTACATTATAATAGAAAAGGATTATGAATTCTTATGAATCGTACAAAACAATAAGTAATATATCGAGTCCTTTATCTAACACTATGGATTCTAAATATATTTCTAAAAAGTCTGAAGATATATTTAAAAAAAATATAAAAAAAAATATAAAAAAAAATGAATATATTGGTATTAGAAATATTAAAAAATATTTTCAAAATAAAAACGTAAAATATAATTTAGAAAACAGAATATTTTATTATAATAATATAATTGAAAAATTATCAAGTATCAGTAATAATGAATGTTTAAATGTAGTTAAAAGATCTAATACAAATTCATATAATTATATTATTAAAAATATAATAAGTCTTGAAAAACGTATTGGAAGTTCCAGTAAATATGGATATATATATATTGCTAAAATTAAAAATGAATTGGGAAAACGTCCTATAGCAGCAAAATTAATGGTTCAAGATTTTAAAAATACACATGAAAGCGAATTAAACAAAAAGATTTCAGATATAATAATAAAAAAAAAATTATCAAAGCATTTTATACTTACTTATAAAGTAATAAAATGTAATCAAGATTCTAATAATAATTTACCTGATATAATTAATAACAGTAAATACATAATGTTATTAAATGAACTTGCACATGGTGATCTAAAAAGTTTATGTAAAAAAAAAGAATTTTTTATGAATGAAGATATTTTATATAATGTTTTTTCACAAATAATGTTATCAATATTAACATTTCAACATTTTGGATATATACATAGAGATTGTCATTGGGGTAATTTTTTATATCATTATAATGATATTGATAATAAAGATAATAATAAATATTACCATTACAATATTAATAAAAAAAACTATTATTTAAAATCATGCCCATATTCTATATATATATATGATTTTGGACTATCTAAGAAAATTATATATGCTGATACATTAGATATTTCTGAAGATTATGTAAGATTATTATCGGCATTTATTAATAAAAATACTTATCATAGAACGTGGTTAGCAAAATTTAATATACCACCAAATCTACCATCTGATGATTTTTCAAATTTTATAATTAAGTTTGAAAAAACTATTACTAATACTTATAAAAATAATAAATATTTACAAAATTATAATTTTATAAATATTATATCAGATACATTAATAGGTATATTACTTAATATGCCAAATAATATATTTACAGATAAAAAACCATTAAATATTAATATAATTAATAAAAAACCTTATTATATTAATAATAAGATTAAATTAAAATAATTTTATATACTTCCAGAACTTCCAGAACTTTCAGAACTTCGAGTACTGGAGAATATTATATCTAAATCTATTTTTTTGATATACTTATCATATCTATCTTCAATATATTCTGTCATACTTTCAAAACCTGCAAATATCATACTATCTATTTGTTCTTTTTTAAGTTCAAATTTCATACCTAATCTGGTAAAATTAATATTTATAGTGTTATCCAAAGGCAAATTTTTAGGATAATAAAAATTTTTTATTTTACTATTATTAATTTGTGCTATTAATACATCTTTTATTCTTAATTTATTTAATATATTAAATAATTGTTTTAATATATATATTAAACTAATATTTTTTGTTTTCTGCATTTTTCTTTCTTCTTTTTGTAATACCATTCCTATTATATTATCGCATGGTACATCGTCAAATATATTTATTGGAAAATTATTAGTAAGTGCTCCGTCATAATAGTAATCATCGATATATATTGGCTTAAACAATAGTGGAATACACATTGAAGCACAACACGCATCAAATACACATATATCGGGAGTATTTTCAATAGAAAAAATTTTATTTTCACACGAATTTATATTTGTAGAAGACATATATAAATTAATTCCAAATTTCTTTGATATATCCTTAAATGTTACATTATCATTTAAATTAGGATATTTATATTTAATAAAGTTTTTTAAATGAATTATTAAATTTTCCATATCACATATTCCATATTCTGTTACTAATTTAATATAATTTTTAATAGGAACATTACATAAATCATAATCGCTAACTATTTTATAAATAAGGGTTTCCATTTCTTCTATTTGTAATTTAAAAGCAAACATTAGTCCTACAAATGACCCTATAGAACACCCAGCAATATGTGTTACATTTTTATGTAAGTTATTTAAATATAAATATCTTAAAGCACCTACAAACACTACTCCGTGCATACCCCCTCCAGATAAAACTAAATGAGTTATATTTATATTCAAATTTGAATTATCATTCATAATAATATAAAATATATGGTTTTTCTTATATAGACGATTTATATTCTTGAATATTTACATTATAATATAATAACGCTTCTCTTGATGCATTATTTTCTGCATCTTTTTTCGTATTTCCCGTAGAGGTAGCAATTATGGAACCATTTTTATCTTTAATACAATATGTAAATACTCTAACATTATCTTTTGTAATAATATTTAATTCTTTAAATTGTGGAACATCTTGTAAATAATGTAACATATGAGATACAAGCATATCCTTATAATTATTTTTAATTCTTATTAGTTCGCAGAAATCTATGTAGTTTTCAATAATATAGATTATCCAACTTTCAACAACATAATATCCTGCTCCGCTAATAGGAGTTAAATTAATACTTTTTGGTAGAGATACTTCATCAGCTTCTGTTTGAAAATCTAAATAAAGAGCTCCTAAAAATGCTTCAAATATATCTTCCATAATCTTATAATTATTTCTACCACCTGTATCTTCGACCTGTTTTGAAATTATAGCAAATTTAGGTAAACCAATTTTATCTGATAAATATCCTAACATTTTTCCATTTACTATTTTTGTTCTTATTTTAGATAAAAATCCTTCGTTTTGGTCAGGAAATCTTAGATATAAATAATTCGTAACTATCATTCCCAGCAAAGAATCTCCTAAAAATTCTAATCTTTCATAAGACATATCTTGCAAAGGTAAACAATCAGGGGGGCAATTAATATTACTTTTATCAAAATCAATATTTTTCATAGTACAATATGATTTATGAACAAATGCTATGCGATATAGATTAATATTTTTAATTTCTAAATTTTTCAAACCATTATCGTTTAACAATTTATCTAAATCTTCTTTTTGTAATAATATATTTTTATTATTATAAGGTTGATTTTCAATACAAATTTCCATAGTTTTATTATGAATATTCTCAATTCTTTTCATCCTTATAATTTATATTAATTATAATAATTATAATATATCATTTTTTATATTTATATATATATAAATATTAAATGTATTTTTCTTTTAAATAGAGTAAGATAATTATATGAGTTATCTAGCTAATGATATAAACAACCCTTCTATTCAAATAGATTCAGTTGGAATTGGGTTACAGCTTAATGACGAAGATGAAGCTAAAAATTTAAACAGATTAGATCTTGAAAAATATAAAGAATTTTTAGTTGTTGGAGAAAAAACTTATAGTATAAACACCGCTGATACAATAAATACTAAATGGAATTTTATTGTAAATGATAATGGCGTTGCTATAAATACATCGAGAAATCAGGCAAATTGTAATTTGACACACGATACGTCTTTATATGTAGATAAAAATATACATTGTTCTGGTATTATTAAAGCATCAGGACTACAAATTAGTAATATTATATTAGATAATGCAAATCCTATTACATGTAATTTAGTTAAAGAATTTATAGTTAAAACAAACGAGTTAGCATTATCGCAACCATTTAAAAGAAGTATTTATAATACTGAGTTTGCTAATAATTATAATAGTTATAATAATTATAATATTACAAATTTATATACACCAGGATACGTAACCTTCGGTGGTGAAATAGATACTTATAATAATACGAATCCCTTAAACATAGTTACAGCACCAAATAGTAAATTTGAAAATATGCATATTTCAATTAGAAATGATACAAACAATGATTATAATGAACCTGTGAGAATGTGTATAGGTATTATTGGCGGATATAAAGAATCCCCTGCTATTATTACAACAACAAGAGGTGTACCTTTAGAATTTCATGTAAGTAAATCTGCTGAAAGTATAAATTCTTCTTATGGAAATAGTGCCACACCTATATATAATGTCGCAAGTAATATACCAGCCATGACCATCGATGCTAATCATAATGTAGGGATCGGTACAAATATTAGTTCAAAATATATATATCAAAAAAAATCAATGCAAAATAATAAAACAAATATTGCTGATGTCGAAGATTATGCAAGATTAGATGTAAAAGGCTTAGTTGCTTTTGAAAATATTTTGATTAAAGATTATGTTTCAGGGCTTTATAAAAATACAGATGATATATATATTAGAAATACAGGGATTGGTGTTTTAAATGCTACACAAATAAATGAAGGTAGTTTTACAGGAAATAATTATTCATTTAATAATAATTTATCTGTAAGTAATTTACTTAATACACAAAATATAAATGTAGGGAGTAATGTAGAAATTTTAAAAAATACAAAGACTGGTTCGTTAAATGTAGTCAATGATTCCGTCTTTAACGGTGAAGTTATATTCAATCAAAATGTTAATTTTCAAAATACTAATCTTTTATCAATTAATAATCTAAATCTCAATATTGAAAATGATATATTTATTAACAATCGCCGCTTATTACCTATAGATTTGAGTGATCCGTTTACAGGTTATACTAAAACAATCAATAATAATGGTAGCAATTTTATATTGATGTACATAAGCAGCAATATCGCTTCACTTGATGCTAATAGTAATATTAATTTTCCGAAAAAATTAGGTTTAGGTCTTAAACAACATGATACTTTTGACGGAGTTTTGAATATTGTGAAAGGTGATAATAGTACAAGCAATACGTTTGATATAACTCTTAAAAATACAACAGCAAATAAAAATTTTGTAGCAAATATAGGTAGATTATCACGTTTAGATTATAATGATAATAGTTTAATTGTTAATACAAATTATATTAATGGAAAGAAAAATAATATATATTTTTACCCCGAAACAGATATTAAATCTTTGCCAAACAACTATTTATCATCTAATATTAATAATATATTTCCTACACTATCATTATTAAAGAATCGTGTAGGAATTAATAAATTAAATCCGAGCTCTAATTTTGCTCTTGATATAAATGGTAACATATCATCTGTAGAATATTATATATATGCTGATAATAATTATAAAAAGACTAAATCATTTATTTATAATAAAGAAAAAAATTATTTTAATGTTTTTGATAAATTATGTGATAAATATTGTATAAATTATGCTGAGAGTGGTGAATTAGCAATAGATATGAAAGGGCTAAATGTTAAAAAAGGTATTAATACCGATTACTATTTTCAAAATAATATTTTAATAGAGACGCTAAAACGTGCCAGCAACGAATCCAGTTTTTATACAAATAATTATATATCAATCGGTTGGAAAAATGAAGACAATGTAGTACCTTTGCAAATACGTAATATCAATACAACAGATTATAATTACTCAACTATTCGTATTTATCGCGGAACTATGGGTGGTGGTAAATATAATAATGCTGATTATAGCGGTATCGATATATGTGAATATGATAGAGATATAAATTCAGATAGAAATAAAGAAAGATGGTTTATATATAAAAATCATAAATATAATGATAAGGATTCGAGAGATAAAAAACGCATAGGACCTTTACAAATAGGTTATACTGATAAAACAATAGAACCTACAACATATGGTATGTCTTTTTATTATAATACAAGTAATTCAATGTATCATATAGATGTTAATAATCCAAATTTAACAGAAGATGATACATCTGCTATGACTATTTACGGCGATCTATCAGTACATGGTAATATCAATATATTAGATGTTAATGGATGTAATTTTAATTTTAATATGAAAGGCGTATCTTCTCAATTAAAAAAGGTTGAAAAATACTTAGATAATATTTCATGTAATATTTTTAATAGTGCTTATAGTAATCTGCCAAACGATAAAATAATAACATCATTTGATATTTTTAGACCCAAAGATAATATTATAATAGACCCAATCATTGATAATGAAATACCTTTAATAGTCAAAAATGTCAATAATGGCAGTGATATAAAACCAGTATCTAAATTTATTACATATTCAAAAAGCGATATTAGTTATTCTACAATAGAACTTGCTATTTATAATAGCAATCTTTATTATTATTATGACAAAGATGATATGAATAATAATATCAAAAGTTCTATTGAGATTAGTACATGTAATGATAAGAATAATAGAAATACTATATTAGATTTTAATATATTAAATAACGGAAGTTATAAAAATTTTCTTAAATTTATTAATACAAATAGTGCTTCAGGAGATATTATAAATAGTATAGCACATATTGGGATAGGTGATAATAAAAATTCGAATATTTTATTACATATTGATGGTAATTCTAAATATGGAATGCAGATAACTAATAAATATTATCCAGCAAGTATTAATTTAGTAAATACAGAAGGAGGAAAAGATATATATTATAATATTTCTGGAGGAGATTACAATAATAATAATAAATTTAGTATAGGAGTTGATGTTAAAAACTATAGTAATTATGACCCGAATATTAAAAATATATTTACTATCGATACTTTTAAAAATAACGAATTGAGAAGAGGAGCTCGCTTTGGGTTCAACGAAGATTTTAGTAATATTACTAATTTAAATAGTACAAATAGTGCTACATTTGTTATTAATAGTGAATATAATAATGTATCAGCAGCAATAGCAAATAGATATACATATGATCATATTTATAGTGGTTCAGTTAATATTGATTATAAAAATATATCATTATTAAAATCATCAAATTGGGATAATACTATTAAAACATATAATAATTCAATAGCACAAAATATAAATATATTTCCTGAAACAGATGTTGATAATAATAAAATAAATAGTGATGACATTTTAAAAGAAGATTTTATAGTAAAGAAAAATAACACATTATCATCTAAACTATTCTATACAACTATTCATAGTAATATTATTTATACAAATAATTATAGTAATGTAATTACATCATATGATAATTATGATAATTATAATATAATTACTGAATATTTATCTCAAATTAGTAGATATGATAATAATATTTACAATAATATAATTGAAATAGTGCCTAAGAAACTTATTGAAAGTGTTAATGACGATTTAATATCAGAAGAGCATTATGTAGTAGAAAATATAGCACATAATATACAATATACCTTAGCTAATCGTGATATGGAAATAAATTATCAATATAATAATAAATATAAAAAATCATTAAAAATTAATTATAATGTTCAAATTTCAAATGATACTATAACAAATAGTACTATAGATAATAGCAATTATATTAATGTAAGTAATAATATTATTACTACATTATTACCATTTGATAATAGCAAGCATATTACTAATATTTTATATAGAGATATACATAAAAGTAAAATATTTATCGACGATAATAATGAAAGTTCTTATTTAGAATATTCTAATTTATATTTGAAAACAGTTACAAATAATATTATTAGATATAATTCAAATATTAGTTATAATGAAAAATATTATTCAATACATAGTAATTATTTAAATATCAATTCATCTAACATATATATTGAAAAACTTCTCAATGCTACACCTGTATTTAGAGTATCTTCAAATATCACAGATAATAAAATAATTATTAAAACATCTAATTATTCTATAAATGAAATTATAGACATAGATAACAAAGAACTAATATTACTTAATTCAAATGTATTTTTAGATACTTTTAACATTTTAGGATATACATGCAATAATACTTTAATAATAGAAGATTATATCAATGAATATAGTAATATTGATACTAAAAAATTTAATATAGGAATTAGAAATTATAATAAAACTAAATATTATCCTCATATATCCTTGATAAATAATATTGAAAATAACGCATTGTCTCTTCGCAATACACACGATATATATAGTTATGATGGCGTTTTTGAAATAAAATACAATGATGTTTTAGAAAATGATTTTACAGCACTTAGAATAGACGAAAAACGAAATTTATATACAGGAGGTGATATTGTTGCTGTCGGTGCTTTAGATATTGGTAAAGATTTAAGAATAGCAGGAAATATTTATGATGTTCATGGAAATAATTTAATTGAAGTACTTAATACAAATTATTATAAAAATTATGAAATAAATGCTTCTAATATATATTTAAATTTTTCAGGAAGTAATGGAGTAGAAATTAATGTAAGTTCAAGCGAAAAATACGATGATTATAATTTATTATACATTAAAGATTATATTAGTTCTAATGTTTATAATGACGTATTTGTATTGAGCAAATCTTCTAATTTAAATATGGATAATTTTAATTTAGATTTATATTCTGATTTATATGTTCATTGTAATGTACATATAGGAGGATATGGCGACAAAACATCTTTATTAATACAACAAAGAGGCAATGGT